AAAGTAAAAAATGGAAGCTAAACTTTTAAAAAATGGAAAATTCGTAGTAGTAGAAAAGGACGGGCATACCGATGCTGCTTCAGTAGTAAGAATGTGCAAGACAATACAATCTCATGCACAAATGATTATCGATCATTTAGATAATCCAGAAGCTAACTTACCTACTTGGTTTACAAATAAAATAGCAGTATCTGAATATGAAGTGGTACAAGCAGCTAATTACATAAGTGATGGCGATATGGATCACCATCAAGATGGCTAAACCTAAAGGCGGATTATCAAAGTGGTTCAAAGAAAAGTGGGTAGATATATCTAGACCCAAGAAAAAAGGTAAGTATCAACCTTGTGGAAGAGGAAAAGCAAAAACCTCACGAAAAGGATACCCAAAGTGTGTGCCATTAGCACGTGCAAGAACAATGAGCAAAGCTCAGAAAAGGTCGGCAGTTCGCCGTAAGAGGGCAGTACCTCAAGGCGTTGGTGGAAGACCCACTAACGTACGTACTTTTACTAAACGGAGACGTCGAAAGAAGAAGTAAAATATGAATAATCTAACTCAAGAGATTGAAAAAGTATTAGATTTATCACAAAGATTAAAAGCGGCAGTTCAACTAGAACTAGAGTATGGCTGCCAACTAAAAAAGTTATTAAATTTACCGAGAACCCCAAATAATGAGGTTCTCATTAACAGGCTAATAAGCCAAAGTACTCGCTAAGAGTAGATAGGAATTAAAAATGGCAAGACAAGGCGGATTTTTAAGCGGACCAAGCGTCCACTCAACTTCCAAGCTAAGAAAGCATGTATTGAAAAGAGGTTTAACTCGTGATTTAAATGCAGCAGCTGGAACTTATGTAAATACTAAGTCACCAATGTCCACACCAGGTGGATTTTATGGTGCAGCACCAAAAGCAGTAGGGCCAAGATTTGGTAAAACAATCAACCCTAAGAAAGCAAGATTTGGAAAGAAAACACCTTCTACTTTATTAACGAGAAGGAGAAGAAGATAGTATTTTAAAACAAATCAATAAAATTATGAAGTCGGGGAGACTCGACAAAGTAGTAAAGAAATCTTTACTAATAGGGATTAAAAATGGCACTAACAGACGCAGAAAAAGCAAGGCTCAAGAGAGCAGGACTTAGCGGACTTAACAAACCTAAGAAGACTCCCAGCCACAAAACTAAGAAAGCAGTAGTTGCTGTAAGAGTAGGTGGTAAAGTAAAGATTATTAGGTTTGGAGCCCAAGGTATGGGGCATAACTATAGTCCAGAGGCTAGAAGAAGTTTTAAGGCAAGACATGCCAAAAACATAAGAAAGGGAAAATCTTCAGCTGCATACTGGGCAAACAAGGTGTTCTGGGCTGGACCAGGAGGTTCAAAGAAAAGACCACCTAAATCACAAAAAAGAACATTGGGACTAAAAAGGAGAAGATAATGTCAACTGCAAATGGAACAAGACTATGGCTTGAGGAAGGCGTAGTTCATGCAGGAAAAATGCTACAAGATTTATTAAAATTAGAAGAGTCAAGAGACTTATCAGTAACAGAAAAGAAAATGAAAACTGTATCAGCTACCTACTGTTACCTTTATACCAAACTACAAGAGCTGGATTTATTAATAGATTCAGAAGATAATATATTCCCTGACGAGACAATACATTGATAGAAATTAGCCGCACAGACATACTAAGCGACTATCTCATGGATTTAACTCCTGATAGTCGTTTCATTAAACTACCCATAATGGAGTATCTCGAACTGTTAGGTATAGAACCTAACTCATCCCAAAAAGCAATCATAAATGCTGTTAACAATCCCAAATATAGATTCGTTTGTGCGGCTATATCTCGTCGTCAAGGCAAAACTTACATTTCAAATATAATAGGACAACTAGTTTGTTTAGTACCAAACAGTCACGTGCTATTAATGTCACCTAACTATTCATTATCGCAAATCTCATTTGATTTGCAAAGAAATCTTATTAAACATTTTGATTTAGAGGTACTTAGAGACAATGCAAAAGATAAAGTTATTGAACTTTCAAATAATTCTACGATTCGTATGGGTTCCATTAACCAAGTTGATTCGGTTGTGGGTAGGTCATACGATCTCATCATATTCGACGAGGCCGCTCTCACAGACGGGAGGGATGCTTTCAATGTTGCGCTCAGGCCCACACTAGACAAAGAAAACTCAAAGGCAATCTTTATATCTACTCCAAGGGGTAGAAATAATTACTTTGCAGAGTTTTACTACAGAGGGTACAGCGAAGAGTTTCCAGAGTGGTGCTCCGTAAAAGCAACTTATCATGAGAATCCTCGTGTAGCAGAATCAGATATTATAGAAGCTAAAAAGACAATGTCAGCAAATGAGTTTGCCCAAGAGTATATGGCAGACTTTAATGTTTATGAAGGTCAGGTATGGGCATTTAATCACGAAGCATGTCAAGCAGACTTATCTCAAATGGATGTTAAAAATATGGATGTTTTTGCTGGACTTGACGTAGGCTACAAAGACCCTACAGCTTTTTGTGTAATTGCATACGACTGGGATGAAAGAAAATACTTTCTTCTAGACGAGTATATGGACTCTGAAAAGACTACAGAACAGCACGCAATACACATCCAAAAATTAATTCAAAAATGGGATATTGATTTTATTTATATTGACTCTGCGGCTCAACAAACAAGATACGACTTTGCACAAAACTATGATATTAGTACTATAAACGCCAAAAAATCAGTATTAGATGGCATAGGTCATGTAGCAGGCATTGTAGATAATGACGACCTTATAGTAAACCAAACTTGCAAAGAAGCCATATCATCCCTAGACCAATATCAATGGGACCCCAACCCTAATTTATTAAAAGAGAAACCCAAGCATAACATGGCATCCCATATGGCTGATGCTATGCGATATGCGTTATATACATTTGAAACTACAGCCACAACGTTCTAGTAACACCTGCAAAAAACAGTTCTTGACATTTGCTGTATGTTTTTGGTATAATTCTAATTAAGAGTAGAAATATGAATTTCAAAAGAGATTTAGTTAAATACGTACGAGATAAAGCGAAATCACAATATAAAAAATCAAGCGATTGTTATATCTGTGGAAGTACCGAACAGTTAGATTTTCATCACTATCACGGGCTTACAGAACTACTAGAAACTTGGATAAAAAAGAAAAAATTAATTATTAAAAACGAACAAGAAATACTAGAGATTCGAGAAGCCTTCATTGATGAACATCAGAAAGAACTTTATGAAGATACAGTCACACTTTGCCATAGTCACCATATGAAGTTACACTCAATATATGGTAAAAGACCCAAGTTGATACACGCAGAGAAACAAAAACGATGGGTCGAGAAACAGAGAGATAAATATGGCATGGTATGATAGATTCTTAGGAGGAAATAGCGAGGAAAAACTAAATCCTTCGCAATACGTTATTTCTAGAAATGAAGGAATGACTGTCGACTCTCGTGAAATTGTAACAAATTATAGAAACGCTTACGAGCAACTAGAAATTGTTAACCGTGCAGTAAATATGATTGTTGACGATGTAGCAGAAATACCTTTTGCAGTCGGAGAAAAAGTACTAGGTACTACTAATGTTGTAAAAAATATTCGTAGATCTAAGGTTGATTTATTACTTAATAAAGAGCCTAACCCGTTTCAAGATGTAAGTACTTTTAAAAGAAATCTTATAATTGATTTACTTATAGATGGAAATATATTTATTTACTTTGATGGAGCGCATATGTATCATTTGCCTGCTGACAAGATAACTATCCATACTGACGACAAAACATATATAGAAAGATTTTCATATGATAACTCAATAGATTACAGCCCGAATGAAATTATACACATAAAAGAAAATAGTTTTAATTCAATTTACAGAGGTGTACCAAGACTAAAACCAGCATATAGAACTATGCAGTTACTCTCTAGTATGAGAAACTTCCAGGATAACTTCTTCAAGAATGGAGCAGTTCCAGGATTAGTACTTAAGTCACCAAACACTCTTTCAGAGAAAGTAAAAGAAAGAATGATGAGAGCTTGGAGTATTAGATACAATCCAACAACAGGAGGCAAGAGACCTCTTATACTTGATGGTGGACTAGAAGTAGACGCTTTATCAAAAATTAACTTTAAAGAGTTAGACTTTGCAGAATCAATCAAATCAAATGAAAGAATTATTCTCGAAGCAATGGGCATACCACCAATTCTAATGGACGGTGGTAACAATGCAAACATTAGACCTAATCATAGATTGTACTACTTAGAGACAGTACTACCAGTAGTTAAAAAAGTTGGATATGCATTAGAAAGATTTTTTGGTTTTTCACTAAATGAAGATGTAACAGGTATTCCTGCTTTACAACCAGAATTGAGAGACCAGGCAGCATACTATGCTACTCTAGTTAACACGGGTATATTAAGTGCTAACGAAGCAAGAGAAGCATTAGGAAAAGAACCTGTAGACGGATTTGACGAGCCAAGAGTACCTGCAAATATAGCAGGCTCAGCCGTAAACCCGGAACAAGGAGGTAGACCTGAAGAGGCTGCCCCAAGCGAGGAAGAATAATTATGACAAAAGATATGATGGTAAAGTCTCTTTCTGAGTACTTTAAAAAAGAAGGTGGTATAATGGATCTACCTGCTTATAAAGCAAAAGGGGCTGATGTTCCTGTTAAAGATTACTTATTAAGAAGAGCATTTGGTTCTTGGAGTAGAGTACTTAGTGTAGTCTCAAAAAGATACCCAGTAGACGTAGTAGTCACACCAGAAGTAAAAGAAGCACCTGCTAAGAAAGCACCTGCTAAGAAAGTGGAGAAAAAAGATGTCGAATAAAATTTATCATTGGACAAGCACTTTTAAAGCATTAGGTGAAACTGATGATGGTGGTATAGATATTAAAGGATCAGCAAGTACAAACGGACTTGACAGAGCTGGAGATATTATTGAAAGTGATGCATGGACAAAAGGTGGGTTAGAAAACTTTAAAAACAATCCAATAATTCTGTTCAATCACAACTACGACAAACCAATTGGTCGTGCAAAAGATTTAAAAGTTACAGACAACGGTTTAGAAATATCTGCAAAGATATCTAAAGCTGCTGGTGATGTAACACAACTTATTAAAGACGGTGTCCTTGGAGCTTTTTCTGTCGGTTTCAAAGTCAAGGACGCTGATTATATGACTGAAACCGATGGATATAAAATAAAGGACGCAGAGCTTTTTGAAGTTTCTGTAGTATCAGTTCCTTGCAACCAAGGGGCAACCTTTGGCTTAAGCAAGTCATTTGATAGTATGGAACAGTACAATGAGTACAAGCAAACTTTTTACAAGGCTAACCCAGCAGAATCAGCAGACGCTGTTAATGTTGAGCAGCCAAGACGGGAGGAATCCCATAACATGGAGACAAATATGTCAAACGAAAAACAATCTCCTGAAAGCAATTTCGATTTAGAAGCTTTTGCAAAGAAAGTAGCTGCTGATACAGCTGCTGAAATCGCAATGAAGCAAGCTGAATCTAAAGCTGCTGAACAGAAGGCTGCAGAAGAAGCTGCTCAAAAAGCAACTGATGAAGCTGAAGTTCTAAAAGCTAACGAAGTAGCGGATCAGGAAAAAACTAAAACTATAGTTGAAGCAGGTCTAACAGGAGCTGAAAAGCTAATGAATGACGTGGAGTCTAGAGTTAATGAAAACTATTCTAATTTAGAATCAGTTGTAAAATCTTTAGAGTCACAATTAGCTGAGAAATCAGAAGAAATAATGAACATTAGAGAGTCTAAAAGACATTTCTCTGACAGAAGTTCAAATGGTGACTGGAAGAAAACTTTCGAGCAAGATATTATCGATGCAAAATTTGCTGGTTTAGCGACTGGTAAAGGATGGGATAATGACGTAGCTAAGAGTCTAATGGAAAAAGTTAACGCACATAGTGGTGTTGCTGTTTCTTCAGCAGACTTTGAGCAAATCGTTTCAACTCAAATCGAAAGAGACATTCAGAACGAATTGGTATTAGCACCTCTATTTAGAGAAATCCCAATGACTTCTGCTAATATGATTATACCAATCTTACCGGATGCTGGTTATGCTGAATTTACAGGCAACCAAGCAGCTACTGGAAGTTCACCTCATGGTAACTTACAAGCAAGAGGGGCAGCTTATAACCCTGGTTCAGCAGCAGGTGTAAACCTAACTGAAAGAACTCTT